GTTGGTGTCGTTATAATGATTATAAAGTAGAACCTGAGCAATTTTATGAAGCTAATGAACTTGCTAATACGGGAGATGATGCAATTTGGATAACTTTATCTGGGAAGGGTAATTTTGACCTTCCTAAGTTTTATGATTGTATGAGATATTATGGAGTTGATTTAACAATTGATGAGTTTGATAGAATAGAAGATATACAATATCTTGGAAATAAGGTTTGGAGATTAGAACACAAAAAACATCCTGAGTTATGGCAGCAATATGAAGATTATGTTAGAGTACATCAAAGATATTTAGCTTCCACTTATAAAGATAAAACTATTTTAACACCTCCTGCACCACCACTATTGGTTTATCATGATCAATCCCAAACTTTAATGCGACAGTCAGCTTTTCGTTATTATCAAGCCTCGGGCAAATCAATACATAATATACATTTGCCAGATGATTTAACACAACATTTTAAAATAGATGAGCAATTTTCGAAACAATATTTGCAAGAATCAATAATGAGATTAACAGGTCATGGCTTGTTAACAGCATGGCAACCTTTAATGTATGATAGATTGGCTCAATATTATATGGAAGATGTAAAAAAATTAGCAAAAGTTCATCGTATCAGAAATTATTCACTTAATCTTGTTCCTTCAAGACATATTAAACCGAAAATTTATGAAAATTTGAAGCATATTAATAATAAAAAAATATTTAAAGACATTGTATTGGAAATTCCTGATGAAATACGCAAAGAAATTAGAAATGACAATAAATTAAATAAACCGTTTAAAAATCGTTCAAAACAATGTGCATTTTATTCATTTTTGAAAGCTCATCCTTTTCCTTCTTATTATCGTGTTTTACAAATTCAAATGAAATTAAAAGAAGGTGAAAAAGATAAATATTCTGAGTTCTATGAATCATTCCTTTCTCATGAGACATTGTTACGTGACAAACCTAGAGAATGGATGGATTTTCTTACAAATATTACTGATAATATACCTCGTAAACTTCTTAAAATGCAACCATCACTAATTAATCTGTTTCCTGATAATGTTTTTTATACACCGGAACGTCGTGCTGAATGTTTTATATACTTTGAAAACGAATCCAGTATTACTACACCTGACTCATTTTCCAATCTCATTAATCAGTCACCTGTTGCTCCGATTTGTGACGCTGCAGCTTTTTGGTACAATATAAATAATAATCCATCATACTTGGAAGAGAAAAGAAAGTATGTGATTTATAAACCTGGAGAGCCATAACATGAAAAGAATATAATTGTAAATTATTATAAAAATGCAATGGTACAATATACCCTTAATTACATGTTAATGTATTATTTTGAACGATGGATCATAAACGTTTTTATTTTAGGCTGGCTTTGGCGTTTTCTTATTTTTC